CCTCGAAAGAGGGTCCGGTGACGCAGTCCTGTTGCCAGGGCCGGTCACGAGAGTCTTAGTTTGACTACAACGCAAGTTGTCTTAAGCGACGATTATCGATGGCTGGTCCCTCCCCAAAGGGCTAGATGATGCATCTAGTGGAATGTATCCAAGGTACCATAGATCCCTACCCTAAACCTCTTTAACAAAGAGGAGAAGAGAGTGCTCCCAGAGCAGGATTACTGCGGGTGAAATTCCCAAATTAATGCCAAAAGCATGGGGCTCTTCTATACATTACCACAACCTCGGATAAAACCGAGTGATGTAACATGGTACTCAAGGAGCACACCAAGTTTTTGAGTTGGGTGAGGTAAAATCTTACCCGTAAAATCTTATCTTAGGAGGCAACTCTTAGGGTAAGGGGGCTTAGGAATGGAAGTGACGTTGCCTTGAGCAACCATGGAGGTTAACCACCTGGGCTTCATCGCCTGCCTGCAGCCCATGGGCCCTTACGGGGGCCCATGGAAACTGAAGGATAGCTCTCTCACGAGATGCTAGGTTATATTATTATTATAATACAACTTAACATGACACTGAAATTAGCTTTACAGCTGAAGACAGCGTCCGCTATTTGGCAAAAAGCTGTAAAAAGCTTTTCATCATTGTCGGAGCGACTCATCCGAGCCGTTCCGATGATGGTTGGTGGACAATCCCGTGGTTGGGTTAAGGCTGTGTTCCATTTCACTAGGTTAGTGATGAGGATTAAGCATAACCAAGGTTCCAAAGGGTTGGCTATCTTTCTTAAGGCGAATCTGCTGTTATTACAGCGGGTTTTAGCCGGAAATAAGCTAGAAAATCCTAGGGATGCTGGCGTTGCCGTATCTGCGACGAACCGGGGGATCCCGCGTTGGATACCCGTCTTACATCGTAAGCGAATTCTACGTGGGGATCGTGCCGTGATCTCTTTCTACATTGGTCTTTTAACCCTTTATCGGGTGATCGACTATCGTGGGAAGTTATCACTATCTACGGTTACGGATCCTGGTAAGGACATAAGCCCTAGTCTTATGGCTTCGTTTCGAGAGTTCCTTGGAACTTTTGTTAAGTGGTCAGCAGGTTTCGGTATTAAACCTTACTTAGGAGTTCGTGATCGTGAGGACTCAGCCTTTTGGGGCGACCCAAATGGTCTGAGAGGCCCGATTCGGTTAGTTGCATTCTCTCCCGTTTGGAAGTGGATGTTTACTTCCGGTCCTAATTCCTACTACAGCAAAGTTCTCGCTGTGGGAAACGCTTGGATAGATATGATCGCGATTCATTCGCGGCCAGCTCTGTTTGGGTTAATCTCCCATATGCGTAACTTCATTGGTACTTCTGATTTAACCTGGCTTCCCTGGTTCAAAGATGTCGTCAAGACGTCTAAGGACTGGTCGAGGTCTTGTTACGCTGCCCAAACCGCACAAGGGAAGAACCCCCTGTTCGATCCCGAGTCGGAGTGGTGTGGCGGTCAGGAGCAATTCGATGTCGGTAAGCTTTCTGTGGTGGAAGAACCTGGTAAGAAACGGATCGTGGCAATGGTGGATATTTGGACGCAATGGTTACTTTATCCTTTGCATCGGTTTATCTTCGATAGAGTCCTGGGGTTTATTCCTCAGGATGGCACGTTTAATCAGGCAAAACCCGTAAGGGAATTGCTTGAGCGAGCCTCGAAGGCAAATCGAACGCACTTTTGGTCTTATGACCTTAGTGCGGCAACAGATAGGCTTCCCATTTCGTTACAAGTACTTGTCCTTGGAGCGTTCACCCTTGAGTCATTTGCCAACACTTGGCGGGCTATACTAACTGAACGTGACTATCGGACTCCTAAAGAGTTCGGTACCACTTTTGGCAAAGGTTCTACCTATGTCAGATACAGCGTAGGCCAGCCGATGGGGGCTTATTCCTCTTGGGGAATGCTGGCATGGACCCATCATGCTATAGTCCAATTCGCTGCTTGGCGAGTGGGACATAGATCTTGGTTCACGTGGTATGCGGTTCTCGGAGATGACATCGTGATCTGTGATCGGGATGTAGCTTCCGAGTACGTACATCTGATGAGTGAGTTTGGAGTTAAGATTGGTTTTCATAAATCGATCATTTCTTCGAATTCTTCATTGGAGTTCGCTAAACGGTTTTATTATCGAGGGAAGGAGGTATCTCCTCTCTCTCTTGCTGGTATCTCTGTTGGGTGGCTTGGACCAGGGTTCGTACCCGAAGTCCTCGCTGCTTGCGAAGCAAAGCTTGGTATAGAGATCCCTCTGTATCATGTAGCGCGGTATGTAGGTGTTGGATTCAAGGCGGCATCGGCAGCATCCGCAAGGGTGCTAACCGGGCTCCCAAGAATCCTTTCATCGTCGCTCCTACTTCTCCTCAGACCAGGGGCTCCACGAGGGGCCGCTTCACTTTTGGACTGGTATCTAGCTGTCAATATGACAGGTAGTACTAGGGCCAAGGTACGGGTGGGTGATGAAGAGAAGATTTTCACACTCATTTGGTCAGAGGTGGTGGATTCTGTCTTGGGCCCTGCACTCAAAAGGGTTCGAAGCGTTGTGGATAATCTATTCATTCCCAATAATGGAAAGAAAAGTCTACCCCGCCAAGAACACCCGATGGGTGACGAGTTCACTGCAGAGTACACGCGTTGGTTTAAGGCAGTCATAAGACCTCGATTCATATCGAAGTTTAGATCTGCAATAGACCAAGCTGGTAGAATACTACAGGAAGCCAAGAAGGTATGGGACCGAGAGGAAAATCTTATGAAATCCCTCCGTCTCATCGAGTCTTGTCTATCAATCTTGGCACTTGTTCCGACACGGATTAACCTTGTTCGACGTGAAACAGAAGAGACTGAAATCTCTAATGCTAATGTCTTGCGAGTGTTGATTCCGCGGTCGGTAAAGCGCTGGAGAAAGGTAGCAAAATTCGTGGTGCGTAAAGCTCCAGCTAGAATCGTTCAACGGAAACGCTCATCGAAAGAGGCCTTTGTGGCATCTTCGGTGAAACGCCTGTCTCGATTTTAGTATGAGATTCGGTTCCACCTATAAGTCCAACCACACTCTACCCTTGGAAAAGGTAGTTTCAGGGATGTCCACTTAATTCTATGGATCAACTTTGTTGATGTCATAGAAAGAAATAGATAACGCGTCTTAAGCGAC